CCCTCCCCACTCCCGCCCCGACTTCTGCCGGGGCGTTTTTACCCAAAGAGTGTAGAATAATTCACTACATTTGCGCGTTATTTGCATGGAAAATGTTATATTTGTAACAAAGAACCACTACTATGCTTGAAACTATTTGGAACTGGATCATGGAAAACTACCCCGGCATATTTGCTATGCTGGTGGTTGCAGCTGTTGTATGGACAGTTAGTCGTTGGTATTTTAAGTTTGAGGCAAGAGTAAAAGCATGTGAGGCTCACGAGCCGGCTATTGAGGAGATAAGAAACGACGTGAAAACCTTGCGAAAGGATATTGACAGCGTTAAAATGGATGTGAAGAGCATCAAAGATTATTTGGTAACAAAAGATCAAAAAGCAATAAACGTTTTAGCGATGAAAAATAGTCCGATGGTTCTCAATGAGAACGGAAAGCAGATATACGACATTATAGTAGGTGATAAATTCCTTACTGATAATAAGACGCTTTTATTTGAGCATATCGATAGTAAAAAACCTCGCACTCCGCTGGACGTAGAGATTGCAGCCAAAGAGGTTCTTATTGACCTATTGAGTAGTCCTATATTTGATGGGATTAAAAACATAGTATACAATTATCCATCAATTCAAATTAAACAAGAGGGGAAAGACGTTGATTATGCTATTTCCATATCAGATGTGTGTTTCGTATTAAGTATCCCATTGCGTGACATGTATCTAAAAGTCCATCCGGAAATAAATACAGAAGGCGAAAAATAGCGATAACACCAAACCCCATCGATCCCCGGGCCACGAGCTCGGGGATTTTTTTGTACATATTGAACAATAAATCGCCCTGAAGCAGACTTACATCCTAAGAGAAACACAAACATTTTGAACAATTCACCCCATCAATCCCCTGGCCACAAAAAAATCTGAAAATTTTTCGCCGAACTCTTGCATAATGTGCCGAGAGTTGGCTCCTTTGCATCGTAAGCCTGTGATGAAGCAGGCCACGGACAAGAAAAGCGGCAATAACCGCGAATCTTAACGACGAAAGGACACATTGTTGGTAGTAGGTTTCCTGGGAACGAGGGTCTGTGGCTATTCATCCGGCCGCAGACCCTTTTTTCTATGGCAAAGAGAACGGAAGGAATCAAGACAACAACCGGCAACAAGCCCGCTCGCAAAGTGGGCCGCCCCCGTGCATATACCCCCGAAGCTCTTGAAGCCAAGTTCGAAGAGTATGTCGAATGGGTGAAAGCGAATCCGCGATACAGCAACAAGGTATTGGGCGACGGCTCGATAATTCCCGTACCCTATGAACGCCCGCTGACATTGTCCAGCTTCGCCGTATTCGCCGGGATAATCCCGGATACATTCAGAGAATACGAGAAACTCGACGAGTTTTTCGGCGTGTGTGCGCGCGTGCGCGCGCGAATCGAATCCGATCAGCTGGAGGGTGCTATGTGTGAGCAGTACAACCCGACAATTGCGTCGCGTGTCCTTCATCTTGCCGACCGCCAGGATGTGACAACCAACGGCAAGGAGATAACGACCGTAACACAGCCTATTCCCGTGGTCCTCGATCCCGAAGCTGCCAAGATCATCCAGTCCATAGGCAAAATGACAGTAAAGGAATGACGCCCGATCCCGTAACATACAGAGGCAAGACCTACAAAGTCAAAATGTACCTCTACCAGCTATACGCCGGGAGCGGCGCCGTCGTCCGTATCTTCGACGAGGGAAGTTCCCGATCCGGAAAGACTTTCGACACGGCGGACTTTCTGTATGACATCTGCGCATCATCGTCCGTACCTCTTAAAATATACTGTTATCGGGCCACGCTTCAAGATTGCAAGGAAAAGACGCTGGACGACTTCCGCAAGAAGCTGCAACTACGCGGCGTATACGATCCCGATTGTATGCGTGGCGAAAACATTCTCCCTGAATATCGCATCAAGGATAGCGTGATTCGTTTCCGGGGTCTCGACAAAATGGATGTCAAAGAGGGCCACGACTGCGACATCGTATATTTCAACGAGATGCTCGACGGTGTAAGCCGTGCGCAATTCGACAATATCACCATGCGCTGCACGCGGATGGTCATCGGTGACTGGAATCCAAAATACACGGAGCATTGGGCGTTCCATATGGAGGGTGCCCCGGATACTATTTTCACGCACACGACGTACAAGGATAATCCCTTCTGTCCGGCGGGAGTTCGCCGCACAATCGAAGGATACGAACCCACACCCGAGAATATAGCCGCCGGAACTGCTGACGAATGGCGCTGGAAAGTATACGGCCTCGGAGTACGTGCCGCGCAGGAGGGGCTGATATTCCCCGACATCGACTGGATCGACGAATTCCCCGAAGACATCGAACGCGTTGTATTGGGCCTCGACTTCGGATTCACAGCAGACCCCACAGCCTGCGTACGTGTCGGATTCCGTGTCCCGAACCATCTTTATTTGCAGGAGCTGATATATCAGCCTATCGCCGACGCTTCGAAATTGTATGCAGCGCTTTCGCCGCACTTCACAAACGGAGTATCCCGATGCTATGCAGATAGCGCCGACAAATATGCCAAATCCCCCGAAAGCATGATAACCGCAATGCGCATTAAAGGGCTTACGGTCATCCCCGTGCGGAAATACCCGGGGTCTGTCATGGACGGCATCACGGTCATGAAAGGATGCAAGATACACTGCGTGCGTTCGCGCAACATGCAGATAGAAGCAAACTCGTACGTGTGGGAGACGGTGAACGGCATCGCCATAAACTACCCGCACGACAAATTCAACCATCTATGGGACGCTTCCATATATGCCGTTCAGTCTGAATTCAAGAACCTTATTCAAATAGCTGCATAATGAATCTATTCGGCTACGAAATACGCAGGAAAAGCAATAATACAGCCTCAAATTTGCCGGCATCGACATTGAGCTACATCGGCGTACCTCAGGTATTTCAGGGATCAACTGAAACCGTGGGAACGATCGACACCAGGGGCAAAGCGGGACAAGCCAAAGCATACGCACTTTGCTCGCCGCTGATGTCTGTGATCTCGAAGAAATGCGCGGCAATTAAGAACCTACGTCTTGCAGCCACCACGGAAGACGGTGAAGATATCGAACGACCGGACGCCGTGCGGACTATATCGCACCCTAATAGCGTGCAAGGCATCGCGGACTTCGTGGCATACATCGAGGCCATGACGCAGATTTTCGGCAAAGCCTATATCGTACGCATGGAATCGGTGGGGCTCCCGGGGGCTTTCGAGCTGTTCGTCGTTCCCAATCTTTGCGTCACGGAAAATGCCGCAATATCTCCGGCGTTATCGTTCATGCCCGATGCGGACATCGTGGATTACACGGTGACCATTTGCGGGTCTTCGATGAAGATAGCCAAAGAAGATATGTTCATCGTGAGAGATGCCTCTTATGATCTCAATGCTTGCGGCGGCAACATCTCCCGAATGGTATCATTACAGAAGCCGGTGAATACTTTCGTGGCATCCTACGAAGCGGTGCATGAATTGATGATCAACCGCGGTATGCTGGCTATTATCTCGCTGACATCCGGAAGCGGCGATATTATCCGGGATTCTCGGCTGCCGGAAACGGAATCGGAGAAGAAAAACATACAACAGGCATTCAGAAAGTACGGCATCCGGTCCGATCAATTCAAATACGCGATCACGTCCATGAATGCTGCCGTAAGTCCGGTATCGTCAACGATTACCGATCTGGGGCTGACAGACGTACAGAAAGCCTGCAAGAAAGAAATCGCGGACATCTACCAAGTGCCGAGCGTGCTGCTCGACGTAGAGGGTTCAACGTACGCCAACGCCAAAGAAGCGAAAACGATATTATATAACGACGCGATAATCCCCGAGGCAAATAATATATTCTCCGTGCTCAACAGGATATATGGCTTTGAGGATTTCAAGGTGATGCCCTACTACGATCATCTTGAACTCTTCCAAGAATCTAAGCGCGAACAGGCGGCGGGCATGACCAATCTCGTAAATGCCCTGAATAACGCCGTGTCCGGCGGTCTGATGACCACGGAGCAGGCTAAAACAGAACTTTTGAAATATATCGTATAACATGAACTTATCTCAGCAAATAGAAGCACGCCGGGCGGCAATGGGCAACACTTGCCGCAAAGAGTTCGCCGTGACAAAAGCGGACATTGCGAACGAAGACGAGCATATCATTCTCGTGAAGTTCGCCAATTTCGGTAACAAAGACAGCGCGGGCGATATTCTTATCAAAGGATGCTTCGCCAAGTCCATCAACGACAGGGGCCCGGGATCGGCCACAAACCGCAAAATCGCGTTCGTATGGCAACATGATTTCGCCGACCCTATCGGCCGGATACTGTCTATCGAAGAGCGCGAAGACGGCGCATATGCAGAAGTTAAGCTGAGCAACTTCGACGCGGTGCCGAATGCAAAGCGCGCGTGGTTCCAGCTCAAAGACGGCGATATTAATCAGTTCTCGTTCGGATTCAATTACGTATGGGACAAAATGGAATATGACGAAGCCCTCGACGCGTTCATCGTTAAGGAAGTCGTATTGCATGAAATATCCGTCGTTACCGCCGGAGCCAACGAGGAAACGGCATTCGTCGGTGCTGTGAAGAGTTTACCGGACGCCATCAAGGTTATGAGCGATGCTCTCAATGTGGCGTCATTGGAGGAGAAAATGAAGATCAAAAAGCAAATCATCGAGACATTGAACGCAGCCGAGCCGGAGAAACCACTCACTGAAAACATGTTCGGGAAAATAGGTTCACATATCAATTAACCAAAAAACACAAAGAAGAATGGAGATTAAATCATTTGTGCTTCCCGCTGGCGTAGAGTTCAGCGAGGACGAGAAAAAGGGCCTGAACGCGCTCGGAGATTATATCAAAGGGCAGTTCGAGGAGATGGTCGCAGGCATCAAGTCACAGAACGAGATCGTCGAGGCTGTCAAGGAGGAGTTCGGGAAACTCGGGCTGTCGCCGGAGAAGATCGAAAAACTGGAGGGCGCGCTTAAAGCCCAGGGCGTCGAGATCGCCACGATGAAGAAAGGCACCCCCAAGCAGGAGGGACACAAAACGCTGGTCGCCGCGATGGAAGAGGTGCTGAAATCGGAAGAGTTCGCCGCCGCATATAAGGATATGCGGAACGGACGGGGGAGACTCTCGACGGGCGAGTTCGCGCTCAAACTCGACACGTCGGCCGTGACGAACGAAGACCCCAACCGCACCGTGCTGACGACGAAGATTTACGCAGACGCCAGCCCCCGCAATGCGTTCGTGCAACTCTTCACGCGCATCAATGTGCCCGACGACAAGAACCGCATCATGTACAACGATGCTTCCTACACCGACGGCACCGGGTATGCAGAGGAGATGACCAAGCACACCAATACCGACACCGCCACGCTTCAGGGCAAATACCGCGAGCTGTCGAAACTGGGGGCCGTGCTGCCGTTCTCGGCTGAAAGCGCTGAGGATTTCGGATACTTCCTCGCGTGGGCTCAGACCAAAGCCCAGGAGGGCATCGCCGCCAAACTCGATTCTCTGCTGTGGGACGGTGACGGCGTGGATGCCTCCAAGCCCAAACACATCTACGGACTGAAAACATCCGGCGTTACGGCATTCAATGCAACGACGGCGGGTGTGGCAGCCAGCGTGTCGGCGCCGAACATCGCCGACCTGATCCTCGCTATGAAAACGCAGGCAAAGGTCGAGACCAACGATTCGATGGCTCCGAATTACGTGCTGATGAACTACGCCACCGAGTTCAAGATGCGCACGCTGAAGAACACCCTCGGCGACTACATCACGGTGCTGCCCAATGGGGCCTTGTCGGTGCACGGCATGACGATTATCCCGACCCCGAAACTCTCGGCCTCGGAGCTCGTCGTGCTCGATTCCACGACGCTCCAACTGCACGACAAGCGCAATATCACTATGGAGATCGAGCGCGTTCCGGAGACGGATTCGTATCGTCTGTGGCTGTGGTATCGCGGACAGGCCCTCGTTACGCGGCCGGATATGAAGGCGAATATCTATGTCGCCGACATCAACACCGCTCTGGCCGCCATCGAGAAAGCAACAGCAGGACCGACCGAGTAACCCATGAAAGCGAAAGATGAAGCAGCTATGACACGCGCCCCCGTTAGGCGCGGTCGTCGCGCCCTTAAAGCCAACGTCCTGCGCGTCGAAGTCATTAGAGCGCATGACGGGATCAACAAGGGCGAAATACTCATCAAATCGCGGGCAACTGCGGAAATGATGATTGCCAAAGGGTTCTATAAAAAGGCCCTGGAGGAGTAACCGGATAGGGGCGGCAACACGCCGCCCCTTCTTCAAACAAAATAACATGATCTTAGACGAGCGATATTTCACCTATCCCGAGACATATATTGCGGGAATAGAGACCAAGAGCGACGGTAAACCCGCCGGACCTGCCCCCAAAATCATAAGCGACATCCAGGCATATATCGCCAAATACGAACCTCGGTTTCTGCGAATGCTTCTGGGGCCGGATGTCGCCGGCAATATTGAGGATTACCCAGCTATTGTGGCGCTGCTGGCCCAACCGGACGAGGGAACATCCGTAATTGCCAAGTATATCTATTTCTACTATTCGCGCGACCATATGACATTCAACACCGTTGCCGGGGAAAAGCTGAAGAACACCGAAAGCAGCACCCGAACATCTCCGACACATCGGCTCGTCCGCGTGTGGAACGATATGGTAGACGAATGCCGAGAGATCATCCGCATCGTTGACAATGTTAAGCTGTGTCCGGACTTTTACGCAGAGATATTCGAACCGATCAATACTTACAACCTATGAAGATAACCCCCAAAGATACGGTTAATGATATTGTGATGCGCAACCGTGCATTATTCAGCATGGGTACCGAACGTATCGTAAAAGCCATACAAGGCCTTCCGGAGCCGGAGTTCGTGCCTATGAAACGCCGAATGTGGTTCGACAAACGGCTGCCCGTGCGTGACATTGCCGACATCACTATGGGCGAACTGAACGCCATAGAAGCCCGAAAACCGTCGTACGAATATTTTTGCATCGTGCTCGGTGTGATGCTCGGGCTCACGAAATTCAACCGCATAGGCGTTGACGGCAATCCGGATTGGAACGCGGGGTTCAGCATAGACGAGGAGCAAATCGGACGCCTCCGGTTCATCCGTGCCCAGCGCTATTTCATTGCCATACAAAAAGGGTTGGAAGGTATCGGCAAATCGTGGAAAAAGCTGGAAATGCCTCTCACGGCCGCCGAGATGAAAGCGCGTGTCAAGCGACCCAATCGCGGACTTGTAGCCGTATGCCGGAAATACTGCCAGATCATGAACGGCGCCGTTGACATGAATAAAGCATGGAATACGCCGTGGGCGACAGTATACGAAGCATTCGAGGCATGCAAGTGCGACAACATGGAACAGCGGGCCATCTATGAAGCGAACAAATCTAACGGGAGACGGAGACGATGAAAAAAAGCATTAACGAGATATTCAGAGAATGCGCCGAAGCGGAGGGACTGTGCTCCTATATGTACGCCCGGATAGCTGAAGCTAATTATCTGATGGATGATGTCAAGCAATACCCCGTATTGCTGCGGCAGTTCAACGAGACGATTTCCGAAACACGGATGTCGGACACGCGGCGCCGGACGACGACGCTCTATTTCTGCGACACCCTCGGGAAAGCGGAGCCGGACACGGAGACCGAGGTGCAGCCGATCGTCGAAAAGATGGAAGAACGCGCCTTTGCATTTATCAACCGGATGCGGTCGATGGGTATAGAGGTCGAGCTTGTGGCCAACGCGACGCCCTTTTACGGCAAATTCGACGTGTTGGTGGCGGGCGTAACCCTAAGCGCTATTATGACCTATAACATCTGCTGATATGCCCACCATCCGGCAAATAGAAGAGGTGTTCAGCCCCGAGCGGATCATCACCATCTGCGAGGACGAGTTCGGTCCGCTGGCCGAACAGATCGCCTTTAACATAATGACCAAAAGGACCAACAGCGGCGCCGATGTCAACGCGTTGGGGCTCCCGGAGGAAACGACCGGAGCGACGGCCGAAAGCCTTAAAACCATCCATGAATCTACGAACGGCGGACTTACGGTCTCATTTGTCGGACGCAAAGGCATCAAGAATATCGACGAGGGAAGTTCCCCGCAAGACGTGCAGGAGGAGTTCGGCAGTTTCGGGGCCTTTCTGAATGCCATCGAGCGGTGGGCGCGAGCCAAAGAAGCGCGGTGGAATCTCGAACCAAGATCGATAAATGCGTATGGCGTTGCTTCGAGCGTCTGGGATCACGGAAACGTACTCCATCAGGAGGGCGGCGGAACGGAGATCATGAAAGACCTGCTGCCCGAAGTTGTCGAAAGGATCAGCGAAAGAATCACGGAGGAGCTCGACACCTCCATTTATAAACTATTAGATGCGACGATAGATCTATGAAAACTATTTGGGGAGGGAATAATTCAATAACGGTGCCTAATACTTTTTTCTGCACCAAAAGCCGATACGCATACGTCAAGGTGGCATTAGAAGAGGCTGTGCGCAATCAAGACGTAACCCTCGAAGTTTACGACGTGGCCAACGAGGATGCCAGCAAGATAACCATTGCCCGCAAAACCGATGATCGGGGCGTCGCAATATTCCCCATCGGCGCCGTGTGCGAGTCTTTGGTAAAGGAGTACGGCGAAGGTATTGTCGTGATGTTCAACGCCTCCTATCCGGGCGGAGGTGTCGGATACTCGTCGCGTCCGATTGTCGGATATGCTGACTATGAAATCAAGGCCCTCAATGTGGAAGCCAAAGGCGACACAAACGCCACCAACTACCCGGCGGCGAAAAAGATTGTACTATATCCTTATGGAATGTTTCGTCAAACCGTATTCGTCCCGGCGTCCAATTCCGTTACATTGAGTGATCCAGAAAAGCAATTAACATTCGCCCAAGAGATTGGGCCATATATTGAATTCGACCCTGTGTCTGTAGAAGATTTGGATTATACGCCGACAGCTTTGATGGCTTCTATACTATATGACGCAGGGGACGAGATGTCTATATCTATCCCCGTAAAAGTTGACCTGTGCACAAACGGCGTATTCCTCAAATGGATCGACAAATCGGGTATCCCGTATGTATACCGATGGACCCCCGAGATGACGACCGACGAAATGTCCGTAGATTCCACCTATACACAACTCGATGAAACCCTCCAGCCTTTCGAGGTTCAGAACAAGACCCTGACCAAGCGATACACCTTGCACAGTCGAATCGTCGAGCGGGATATATACGAGATGTGCAAAACCATCATCGGAAGCCAGGCGGTGTGGATGTGGGATACTACCCTTTCCGATTGGGTGCGCTGCTCTATGGAGGACAGCGAGGCCGAAGACAGCGGAGCACCGATGCAAGACCTGGTTATTGAAGTCGTAAAACGCGAGTACAACCTATGACGACCTACGAACTTTATATCAACGATATTCTGTGCGACCTGTCGAGTGACGAGGTCATAACCCTGCTTTATCAAAGTCCGATATTTTCGAGCCTCGACAGCATCCAGTCGAACCGTTCCTACAATATCGCGCTGCCTCCCACGCCTGCAAATATGCGGGCTATCGGTCAGGCAGCCCGCCCGGATATGGATGCCGACGCTCCCTATGTGCGCCTTCCGGCGGCATTGTATCAGGACGGGGTGCCGCTGTTCACGCAGGGGTTCGCCGTGGTTACGGATATTGCGGACACTATCAACGTGACCCTCACGTGGGGCAATGCGGACAATTTCCAGCCTTTGTTCGACGCGAATCTGCGGGATTTGGGGCCCCAGCTGGAGGCCGCCGGGGAGGATTACATCGAGTGGAACGAGGATTCGGCAATACTCAAAAAGGGATCGGCCCCGAGCGGCGGCGTGGTCCGCTATCCGAGTGTAGCCTTTTGGGGCATAGATTTCGGAATGGGGCTGTCCAATCCCAAATATCTACATCCGGCTATTGATGTGTGGCGGATACTGTACAGCATTCAGCAGGCACACGGAATCACCATCGAGGATTACCGGAGGCTGTATGGAACCTTAGAGCTGCCGCCCATTGTGCCGCTGGTGTCGAAGAATGGGGGTGAATCTTCATGGGAGGAAGAACGAAGCGAAGGGGAGCTGACTCCACGTGTCTTAATTGTGTTCAGCACGAACCCGCGCGATTTGAAGACGTATTATTATGCGTGGAACAATACGCGGGTAATATCGACAGACGGGTTAAATAATGACGTTATAGTGCAAGTTAAGGGCGACGGAGGCGGTTTCTTTATTCAGACAACCGATAATGTAGATGCGTACGAGAGCGCCGTCTTGCGAATGCGTTTCGCGCGCTATATTTCGGATACGGTCTACCAAACGCAGGCCGGCGAAGCAGCCGAATGGGCAAGCTATAGCAAGGTGGCATCGAGCGACTCTACGATATTTTATTTCTCGGCAATCAAGAGACGCATTCCTATCCCGGAAGGTTATGACTTATTTTACTTTGAATTTGTGTTGCCGGATGGCCGTGGGTTTTATAACCTAACCTGCGACACCGAGGCGACCTTATCCATATGGAGCGATTGGGACGATTGTGTGTTCCCTACAAAATTCCCTATCGCCCCCAACCTCCCCGACATCTCACAAGGCGATTTTATCCTCGCCATGATGAATATGCAGGGATTGTTCGCCTATGCGGACAAAGACAACCCGAACACGATAAAGTTGATAAGCATCGACGACATAATTGCCAATGTTCAGAAAAACGACATCATAGACTGGAGTGACCGGGTAATTCTGAATGATATTCACCGGGTGGATATGCCCGACGCTTCGGTTTTCACCATTGATGACCTCGCGCAAAGCAATATTCTTGACTATGACAACGACGACGATGTAAAGACCGACACGCACGGCACCATCACGATTCGGAACGAAAACATCGAGAAAGAAGCGGAGCTTGTAGATCTGCCTTTCTCGGCATCGGAAAATGCGACCACGGACGGGGTAAATTGTGCCGTTGCCCCGATCTATGAGGATGACGGCAAAGGCAGTGCCAATTACTCGGAATGTTCGCCGCGTATCTTGGCATGGAAAGACGATCAGACATATAACAGTTCTGCCATCTGTACGGGACGTTTCGACCCGTGGATGAAGTTCGGCGGCGAAAATGGCATCGTGAAGACCCGATACGCATCCTATCAGAAAGTCGTGGACCGCCTCCGGATCATCACTATTCGGGCAAAACTCACAGCTCTCGATCTCTATAACCTCGACTACACGAAGCCTGTATATATCGCCCAATTCGGGCATATATTCGCCATCTATTCGGTCGAAACGGGCGAGGATGGCATTTGCGACTGCCAACTGCTGAAATTGAAAGTAGACGGGGTTGTGCCTGCCCACTACTACCTGTATCTGGATGGCCAAAATGCCGACCAAAGCAAGACCGACATAACATCTGCCGGAACAACTATTACGTATAGTGTTCAGTCGAATGGTACGCCCTATGTGGTTTCGAAAGACAGCCGTTTGACGGTGACGCTTCAAACTGCCGAAGACGGCACGATGTTGCTCACTATAAAAGTTCCTCAAAACACATCAGACGCAGATATTGATTACGATCCCGTTATTCTTGGTATCAGCGAAGCCGACCATGTGCGCCGGGAAATAAGCATATCGCAGAAAGGCAAAGAATACTATCTGACGCTCAATGGCGCAGCCGGGGATATTGCCTTAGATACAGCGAGCGGTGGCGGAATATTAAACATCGGCTGCCAAACCAACGGCACGGCCCAAATATCGGGTTATACTGAGGGGGTTATTACAAACGCATACATGAATGGCATCTCCGCTATTCGAATTATCGTCTCTGCTAACAAATCCAACCAGCAAAGAACAGGACAGGTAACGGTATATCTTAAAGAATCCCCATCAATAGAGCGTAAAATTGTTGTGATACAGGATGCGTACACAACATCGCGCATGGTCATCATCGACATGCACGCCTGCGGGGTTGCAGCTGGCGAAAATGTGGAGCTTAAGTTCGAACTCACTACTTCGTGGCTTGGCTGGTTCGAAGTAATGGCCGATCTGACGGTTCGAGTTTCGTTCAACGAATTATCCAGCATGATGGGCCAAGAGTTAACAGACCATGTAGGTGAGCAGCTCTATATCGAAGCCTACAACGGCAAATCTTGGCTCGGGCCAGTCCCCGCCTCCGGGAACATCGAGGCTGAATTAAATTAGTTATTAACCATTTAACCCATATGAAGAGATATGGCACAAGACACTATCGACAAGATCATTAATATCCAGTTCAGATACTCGGATTTAGTCAAAGGATGGGAGGCCGCCTCGGCGGCTATTGACACCGCAAAAGTCAAACTACAAGAGTTTAAGAAAGCAGGTGATTCCGAAGGCGTTGCCAAGCAAACCCAGATTATCAAAGCATTGCGGACCGAGATGTCGGCCTACACCCGGGAGATTCAGGCAAATATTCGAGAAGAAATCAACCTGGACGGAAGCGTTGATAAACTCCGGGCGGGGGTTCAAGCCCTTACGGCTCAATACAACAAGCTAAGCCGTGAGGAGCGGAACAATGCAGATGTAGGCGGCAAATTGAGCTCTCAAATTCGTGAGATGCAGACCGAGTTGAACGAAGCAAACGCATCATTGTTGAACTTTCGGGATAATGTCGGGAACTATGCGAGCGCGGCTAAAGGTTTTACCCCGCTTACGTTCCAAGTACAGCAACTCGCCCGAGAAATGCCATCACTTACGATGTCATTTCAACAGTTCTTTCTGGCGATTTCAAACAACCTCCCGATGTTTGCGGACGAATTGACCCGAGCAAGGATGGCCAACAAAGCGCTGCGAGCGGAGGGCAAGCCGACAGTTTCGGTGTTCAAACAAGTGCTTTCGGCTATTGGTTCCTGGCAAACGGCATTGGTCGTGGGTATCACATTGCTGACGGCCTACGGGAAAGAGATTGGGGCGTGGGTGAAAGGTCTGTTTACGGCCAAAGAAGCGGCGCTCTCTATGGCCGAGGCACAAGATAAGGTGAATGACGCTTTGAAGAAAGACGGGTACGGCATCGGTGAACAAATCGCCAAAGTGAAAGAATTGCAAATGCAATGGAGGGCTTTAGGGGACGATCTAAAGGCGCGAAAGCAGTTCATTGTCGATAATAAAGACGCATTCGACGATCTCGGGGTCAAGGTAACGAATGTAAATGATGCAGAGAACCTTCTTGTAACAAATACGGGCGATTTTATAAATGCTCTAAGCATGCGAGCGCGGGCGGCTGCGGGGATGAAGCTGGCCGCCGAAGCCTATGAAAAGGCACTGATCAAGCAGCAAGAGATCGAGGAGGAAATAAAAAAAGGGTACACGACGACAATATCAAGCGCCGGAGGCTCTTTTGGAGGTGGATTTACTAAAGTAAACCGAGCTTATACAAAGGCCGAAGAAGAGGAATTAAAGGCCCCCGTCCGTGCTTTAGAAGCCCAAGCCGAAGCGTACCTAAATGTATCCGTTGAAAGCCAAAATACGGCATCTGAAATACTCAAAAATGCAGGTATTGAGGAGGCCGCCAATGATAAAGTAAATGAGAAAATAAAGAAAGGCATAACACTTGCGGAGCAGCGAGCCCAAGCAGTAAAAGCCGCGCGGGAATCCATCGTAAAAGACATTACGGCAATCGGTAATGCTTTGGATAAAGAATTGGCCGATGCTTTCAAGGATGGGAACAATGATATTACCAAAGGGCTCGAATCGCAATTAGAAGAGCAGGCGCGAAAGTATCAAAATAGGCTTCTTGAAGCCACATTGTCGGGCGGAAGTTTAGGGACGGCAAAAGAAACTATTGCAATAGCCAAAGAGCAACTGTCGCAGTTGGACGATATAGCCAGCAATGAAGAGCTTGTCAACCGGTTAGGCTGGGACGATGTGGAATTGCAGCGGCAACGGCTTGACCTCCGTATGCAAATAGCGAACGCCGAACAAAGCATCGCCCGGGAGCAGGACCGCACAGCGCAAGAAGCGGCACGGCAGACGGCGCAAACTCTCAGCGGATTATCAGGCATGACAGGGGCCTTTTCTGCAATGTTTGAAGCGCTGGGCGGAGAGGGCGAACGTTATGCGGAATTTGCGAAAACATTGGCCGTATTTCAGGTTGTTTTGGCACAGGCCGAAGCCATAGCCAACGCCGTAGCCTCAGCATCTAAGGCACCGTGGTTCATGCTACCGATAACTATTGCGTCAAGTATCGCTACGGTAGTCGCAGCCATTGCGCAAGCTACACAAATAACAGATTCGGCGCAAACACCTAAATACGCCTCCGGCGGCCTTGTTACGGGCCCGGGCACCGGAACTTCGGACAGCATCCCCGCAATGTTATCCAACGGCGAAGCCGTGATGACCGCCCAGGCTGTCAACGACTGGGGCGCAATGCTCTCGGCCATGAACGTGGCAAGCGGCGGAAACGCCATCCAGGTATCGAATCTTCCCCAGCGCAACGACGGCATGAAGGGGATGGAGCGCATGATGGAACGGGCCCTGATGAATATGCCGGCGCCCATTGTTTCGGTGGTTGACATCAACAAGGGGCAGAAGCGGGTCAAGGTTCAAAACAACCTCGGAAAATTAGGACGGAAAAAATACGAATAATTCTTGCACAATGTGCCGAAGGTTAGCACCTTTGACACGAACGCTTATGAGGATATAAGCTGCGGAACAATGTACGAAACGACACATACATATCGCCACCCTTTCGTGGCCGCATCTGCCATAAGCGCGAAGTGCTTTGTCTAACTTAACACATCAAACTAATGCCAGAACAAAATTGTAACACAACTCTCGGTAGGAACATTCTCAACGACTGTAACGAGGCCTATGGAAAAGGCGTTGAGAAGTATTACTACGTCATCTCCCGCGATGCCATTGATTGGAGCGCCTCGACACGCACCGGGCATATTATCTCCGCCATTACCGCGGTATCGGGCAAGCGGGGCTACAAGATTAAGAACCCATCGAACGAAGTACCAGCAATTACCGTAACGGGAACTAACCCGGCAATCGGAACAGCCTTCGACAAGGTGCTTCCAATAGTGCTGTTGGCGAACAGCCCGGAAAATGCCGAGGCCATCATGGGCCTGCAACAGGACAAATACGTGGTTATCTACGAGAATACGGTCAAGGGCACGGATGGCAATCAAGCGTTCGTTGTCTTCGGATGGGAGACCGGCGCCACGCTGCTTGATCCGAAGCAAGACACGAGCAGCGACGATGCGCTGGGCGGATGGTCCGGCAACCTCACGGAAACAGGGGCGCCTACGTCGCAACTGTTCTTCTACAAGACGGACTACGCAACGACGAAGGCGGCGCTCGAATCGCTGTGTTCGGCAGCGGCCTAATCATGCAGACGCAGGAATGGTATAGAGAGAGGGTTTCGGCCCCCTCTCTATCCGATGCCGACAAGGCTGTTATCAGAGCGGATTGGGAGGAGATCACGGGCAAGGATTTCACCGCATCATTCAACGCCCGATGCCCGAACTGTCATCACGATGCGGCAATACTAATTTTACGGACTATGAACAAGCAGGAAAACGGCGGATACATCCTTAAGAGGGGTATCGCTTTCAGATACAAAGGCAAAGTATATACCGCCGACAATATCACGGCTCCGGCGGCTGAATGGTATATCGCGCAAGACCTGAAACACCGTGACGATTTCGAAGCACTCGCAAAAGATTACGACGAGTACGAAACAGTATCTCCGAAACGCAAAGAGGAATAAACATGGCCGATGACAATATTCGCCACGTCAACTGTGCCAGCGATTTCCGTATTGTATTCGCATTTTCAGACGGCAAGTTACCCGATTATCCGTGGCGTTTAGGGCTTAAAACGCCCAACACACCGTCATATAACATGTATGTTGCCTCGTTCGACGGGACGACATACAACAACTGTTCGCCGCTCGACGATGAATCTATTATGGTTTTTGTAGACCATCATCGTCTGGCCCCCGGAATCCTGCATTACTATTTGCAGACGGACGCCCCCGACAGCCTTTTCCCCGACGGAGAGATGAATGTCACCATCCCCGGCACCGTCAATATAGAGCTGTGGGAGGGTCCGAGTGACGGGGACACGCCGCCGGAAGTTACAGTAATCGTCGAACGCCTGTTGAAAGGCGATCCGGGCGATCCGGGCGAGGCCGGCCAGATTACGTCCGCCACGGCCAGTATAGATAACACTACCGGTACTCCAAGCGTAAAGATTGAATTGGGTGGTACCCCCGAAAAGCGAACTATTGATCTCAAGTTCTCGGGTCTTAAAGGCGAACCCGGTGAACCGGATGAATCCTTCGTTCGTTATGATAAGGCTCAGGATTTAACCACATCGGAGCAGGAGCAGGCTTGGTTAAACTTAGGTTTCGACTTGGTTGTATTAAAATTCCCGAAAGGAGTCACGTCTATCACTCTTACGGATGAGGAGGATGCAAAGTTACAGTCAGGAGCTGCTGTTTTAGTAACTACTGATAGTACTGATACCACAAGTAATATATATAATGCAAATAATCACATTTTCACTCCTATAGATTTCAAGGCGACATCAAGGCCTCTTTATTATAGCCTGGCGCTTTTTAGTGGGCTTTTACATTGTTCGTATGATAAGGAGTCGAAAACATTTGCTTATCATGGTATTATACGATTAATTGATTCAGGGGCTCTCAGGACTGATCGTCAGACTTCTTTGTCGAGTATCCAGCAATCGCAGGCGTTTGAGAATCTCGGTTGGAATGTCCACGTGATCTCGGAGTCTGCTATTGGTTCCTCGGATGCAGTTTCGGACGATGAGAAGGAAGCGCGTCTGGCAGCTACCGCCTTATTGGTGCAGGAGACAGGCTTACTTTATAATTTTTCTATCTCGTCGGGTGGTAACCGTCGTTTTTACGGACAGTTCAGCAACAGTTTCTGTACGGCTTTGAATGTCAACGAGGCGACAGGGGTTATTACTTCGAGTTTCGCATACTTATATGATCCGAGTGCGGTTTCTTTCGACAGGGATCAGAGTAATGTTTCTGATGATAATAAGAATAAAGCCTTGGGCAACATAGGTATTGATCTTGTTAGACTTCCGTACTCTCTTTTGAATACTACATTGTCGGACGAGATGTTGGAAGTTGTCGATAATGCCCGAGGTATCATTTTAGTTGACACACCGTCCGATTACAGGAATCCAACGGTTTTTGTTAAGGGCAATAATGTATCTGAGTCTTGTATCTTTGTAGCCTTTGTCACGGGAAATACGTATTCTATATTCACGCTTAACAAGTCTACAAAATTATTGTCGGGTATAAGTTCCGGTTTAACTTATGGGGGTTCGGTAAGATACGCCGAGGATCAGAATTTATCCAATACTCAAAAAGACACAGTATTGTCTAATATAGGGTTGAACTGGATTCATGTACAGTACTCACTTCTCGGTACTACGTTAGATGATGCGACATATACTAAGCTTACGAATGCTTATGGGATTATTCTGACAGATGTACCGTCAGATTACTTTGGTCCACGGGAGTTTATCTGTGGTGCTAATAATAGCGATGGTACTAAAGTATTCGCTGGTTTGAACTTGGCCAACACCTCTGCATATATTGTCCTTTACGCCAATCATAGATTATCAACCGTTAGATATTTGAGAACCTATGATGGAGCTGTTCCTTATGATGCTTCTAAAGCTCTGACGTCAGCTCAGCAGGCTGTAGCACGTACTAATATTGGGGTTCAGTCGGCCGACGAGTTGCTTGCAGATGATGACTTCATAGCTTCACTGAAAACTAAACTCGGCATCGGATAATATGGCACGGATGACTGAAATAATCATTAACATCGGTTACAAACTGAACGAAATGTTCCAAACGGTTTATGGATGGATCGCTGCGGCAGGCATTTTCATCGTGAATTTCTTCGCTGGGTATGAGATGGCCATCAATGCCGTAGTAGTATGTGTGGCCCTCGATACCGCCTGGGGCATTGCGGCCCAAATCAAACGCGGACATTTCGCGCTGTCCGAGCTCGGACGGCATGGGATGCTGTCTAAATTGGCGCTGTACGCTTCGGTGATCGCAGCGTTTGTGCTGATCGAGCGAATGGCGGAATTGGAATCGCAACTCGCCGTGATCGCTATCTGCACCCTGATCTGTCTGGTCGAACTTTGGTCGATGGGAGGATCGGCGCTGATCGTAAGCCCGAAAATGCCGTTTCTGCGAATATTCCGTGAAGTGCTGGCCGGAGAAGTCGCCCGCAAAATGCAGGTCCCGGTCGAAGAGGCCAAAAAGTATTTGGACGGAACTAATAAATCAAATTAACATGACACGAGGTCTTAGAAACAACAATCCGCTCAACATCGAGAAGACAAAGGGCGGAAAACCCTGGCAGGGCGAGATCGTGCCGTCGAAAGACATCCGTTTCGCGCAATTCAGGACAATAGCCTACGGATACCGGGCGGCTTTCAAGCTGCTGAACAACTACCAGCGCAACTACGGGCTGGACACCATCCGAAAGATGATCGGACGCTGGGCGCCCTCAGAGGAGAACCACACGGACGTCTATGTGCGCACCGTCGCCGACCGTTCGGGAGTTCCTGCCGACAGCCGAATCACCGCGACCAACCGGGATGTGATGGTTCCCGTAGTTGCGGCAATGTCGTTCGTGGAAAATGGCGTGGAAGCCAAAATGTCCGACGTACAGGCCGGATGGGAACTATTTATCAAAGGATAAAACGTATTATTATGAGAATCAACTTATACAACGAAGATTGCCTGATTGGAATGAAGCGTATCCCCGATGCAAGTGTGGACTGCGTGCTGACCGACCCGCCGTACTTGTACCTCAAGAATCAGAAACTCGACCGTTCTTTCGATGAGCAGGCGTTTTTTGCAGAGGTAAAGCGGATTTTGAAAAAAGATGGATTCATCGTAATGTTCGGACGCGGAACCTCCTTCTATCGCTGGAATACAATTTTGGCAGACCTTGGATTCAATTTCAAAGAGGAAATCATCTGGGATAAATCTTATATCTCATCCCCATTGATGGCGATATCTCGTGTGCACGAAACCGTCTCGATATATACGAAGGGGAAGGGCACGATAAATCGCTGTAAGGTACCTTATCTGGAGGCGAAAGCGCATAATATTGACTCTATTATCGCTGACATCAAGCGATTATGCACTATTTTTCATAATCCAAAGTCATTAAAGGCCGTAGAGGATTTTTTGACACAAAATAAACTAAAATACGAGCCAAATAAACGCCACAGATATCACGTAACCGCGCAAACAGGCTTTGGCAGCGAAGATCGAAATGCCGCTGTCATGCGGGCAATGAGCGACGGATACACGGAAAAAAGTATTATCCGATCCGATTTATATAAATGTAGCACATCCAATAAACATAATTTTCACGGTGATATGAGAGTAGGCGATCGATCATGTAATGTGATGCAATCTGTCGAGTTCAGTCAAAGCGAGAAATCCATCATCAAACAGCCCCGCGATCACTATGCAACGATTCATCCTACGCAGAAGCCTGTGCGGCTGTTGGAACGCCTGCTTGCGCTCGTAACCAAAGAGGGCGATATAATACTCGATCCGTTTGCAGGTTCGGCCTCGACGGCCATTGCCTGCATGGATACGGGGAGGGATTTCATCGGATACGAGATCGACAAGGAGTATTATGTCAGAGCGATGGGTCGAATTTCGAAACACCAACCGAAATTAGGTTTACAAACGGCATGAAAAAATATCTCTTCATCGCCCTGCTGATAGTTAGCGGGTTGTTGTGGCTGCAAACGGTGCGGTTGCGAGGTGAACGGTCCGAGCGCAAGCGCGTCCAGTCCAACAACGAGGTATTGACCGACAGCGTGGAGTTCTACCGGACGGCCAGCGGCAAACATGCCGCATCCCGGCAGATACTTGAACTCCGAACCGGAGAACTGGAGCGGTACAATGCGCAACTGGCCGCGCAGATCCGGGAGCTGCGGATCAAGGTCCGGCGGCTGGAGGCGGCGGCCACGACGGCCACGCGGACCGAGGTGCAGATCACGGCGCCCCTGGAACCCGCAGACCCGCAGTCGTCGTCAGCATGGGAGAAATACGGCGCAGGGGTGCGGAGGGCTGCCGATTCGGTAAAGACGGCCCTTAACCGGAAATTCCCCGGACTGCCGAGCGTCCCCGAAGCGAAGGTTTTCAGATGGTCGGATCGCCATGTGAGCGTGGACGGCATAATCCGGGCTGATTCGGTGAGTTGCCAGGTTGTAAGCATCGACACACTCCAGCAGATTGTCCACCGGGTCCCGCGCCGGTTCCTGTTCATCCGATGGGGCACGAAGGCAATCCGGCAAGAGGTTGTATCGTCGAATCCGCATACCAACATTATCTATACCGAGTACATAGAATTTAATAAAGGAAAGCGATGAAAATCATCTACAACAACATCATCCCATTCCCGGGATTTGCCGCAATCAACATCTTCGGGGTAATATTCGCCCGCAAAGAGTGTCGTCCGCTGTCGGCAACGACCATCAATCACGAGTCGATCCATACCGAGCAGATGAAAGAACTGCTGTATGTGGGATTCTATCTCTGCTACTTAATTGAGTGGGTCGTGCGACTCTTTATGAAAGAGAATGCCTATCGCAATATCTCCTTTGAAAGGGAGGCGTACAACTGCCAGCATATCCCCGGATATGTACAGATTAGGCAGCGGTTTGCGCAATGGCGATAAATTAATACCTCTGGGGGACGGGCATAAAAAGTCCCCAACGCCCCTCTTCATTATTCCACTAATGTGTGCCATACGCACCGAGCATTGAGGACTATTCCTTGATCCGGTGCGTATGGCTTTTCATTAGTGGATAATCAAAGTTAAAACAAATATTTGAGATGGAGATGCGTAAAACAGAGCTTTTTGCACAAATACTTAAAACCGTTGCAAATGAAACGGAATTGACACCTGAGCAAATCCTTTCGTGTTGTCGCACCGCCGAAACGGTCGATGCCCGTTATATACTCGTCCATCTGTTAAGACGCGAAGGCATGTACATCAGCGAAATAGCCCGCATGATGAATTTCTCCCGCCGGGGTATCGAAAAAATGCTTTCTCAGTTCGAGGACCGCCTCTCTCAGAGCGGGCACATCTTCAAAGTGACCTTTGAACGCATTGCGAACAAAGTGCGCATAGCCTTCGAATCATCCCGTTGACCACCCTGCCGATCCGGACCACCTTTGCATTGTAGCTATAATACAATGCTACCTCAATCGCTGAAGAGGTAAGAGGCGGACGAAATCATGTATATACATGGAAGCAGATTATTTAACGAAAGGCGATCTGGCTATGTGGGAGAGCAATCGCCATTGTTACAAGCACCGTGACGGTATGGCTGCCACGGGAATCGGTTTGGCTGCCGGTTTGGGCGGCGGCGCGCTTCTTCTGGCTGCGGCCGGTATCTGGGGCATCAACCAGGCATCCAAAGCTCGCAGCGAGGGCGCAAGCAAGGCTATCGACATCCTCGCCCAAACTCAGCTCCAAGAGCGCGTTTCGCGGGAGGGGTGGCAGAACAACCACGCGCCTACGATCAGCCAGTACGTTGATGTACGGGCAGGTGCCGGGGCAGGTGCAGGCGCTAACGCGCTGTCGAACGCCGAAGCGATCGCACTGGCTCAGGCAATCAATGGCAATTCGGGTATCAACTCCGCCATCGGGGGATGCAACTTCCTTCGCGTAGCGAGGTACTCCGCCCCGCAGCCTTGCGGTTGCGACACGTGCCAGGGTTAGCCCTTCCGGGGTGGGGCGGATTTCCGCCCCGCCCTTAATTCTTAAAAACCGCTACGATATGCTATTCGCCAAAAAAGAATATCACAATATGGATATGATCCGCACATCATCCAAAGATGCCCTGAAACGATCACTAATGCAGATGTATCAAGGTGATGTGGCCACAATGGAACGAATGTATGACTTTTACATGAAAGACATGGAAAAGGTCCCCGATTTCGATCCGGTGCCGCCCTCTATCCTCCAGCAGGCAAAGACAACCATCGGAGAACTGTTCGGATGGGCTGACGCCAATCAGGACAAATTAGTGGGCGCTTACAACCTATTCAGAGCCATCAGAAGCGGAGAACCGATAAGTTCCGTAAGCGCCGCCCCCATTGCAGATGTTCCACCATTACCGAAATTATAAACCATGCAACCATACAAGATCGAAGTATACATATATGCCGAATCCGAGCAGGAGGCCAGGGAAGTACAGCAAGCCGCTTATGATTTCGTAAACGAAAACTACCAGCGTGGTGGGCTCGTGACAGCGTCCAAACTGAAAGACCTGCTGATGAAATACAAAAACAACTTTTTCGTGCAAAACTTTCTGAAACGATGAGCGAGAATACTAATCCCCAGGAACCGCGTCAACCGCGGAACCTTTTCGAACAGATTCTGTTTGGCGTGCAGGTAACGAACGACAATATCGTGACGCTGCACGGCCGCGTAGACGCCTTCGAGGCGAAAATAAACGCGATATACGATGCACTATACCCTACTTCCGAGCCTAATGCCTCCGGCGCGGATGAAAAAATAGAGACAGTAGGAGGCAAAACCAAATAATTACCCATTTTATGAGTTGTAACAAAATTCAAGCGGCAGTTATTACACCCGTACTGGCTGCCGGATCAGTAGCCTCACCGTATTTTTATGAGGTGAACATCACTCAGCGTCTTTGCTATCCGACGTGTGCAGACAACACCCCGGTATTCAATCCGCAGTTCTCGCTGAAATCGTTGTCTCAGGTTGGAACGGGGCGATATGTGGCTACCATCCACGTCGAAGGCATCATCTCCTATGTTCCGTGCAACGGCGGATGCGGATGCACCAAACAGCAGCCTCTATCGCAGGACTTCACGATTCCCATTCAGTCAGCGTCGGCACCCACCGTAACCATCGAGCAGGGAGCTGCAATGAACGCAGTAGCAGCATCTGCCTGCCAGCCGTGCAGCCGTACATTCGTATCGGAAACGCCGATTACCGTAACGGTAGCAACGGCCGCAACCCAAACAGCGTAGCGGTATGCTGTGGATAGCCCTACTCACTATGGTATGCGCCACCATTGCGCAACACCTTGGACTGGCTGAAAAGATAGCGCAGATCGGCAGTCAGATCATGGTATGTCCGAAATGCCTCTCTTTCTGGGCCTCGTTATTCGTGTTGCTCGTCAATGGATGCAACATACTATGTGCAGTAGGGTTATCCCTGTTTATGGCATACATTGCTAATTGGATTGGATTCGCATATTACGGTGCGGATAAATTATACGAAATATTATGGCAAAGAACGACAAGAAGTCCGGAACGGAACTCCCCAAAGAAAAGACCGAACCGGCAGTAATAATTCAAACGCCGAATATCGTAGGAGTGTATAAACCGCTCCCGCGCGTGTCGGTGTGTAAAAACTGTTAGACATGACTTCAATCGAATTAAAGGAACGCTACGAACGGCTGCATGACAAGATGGCCGACATGGATGATGAACACGCAAAAAAAGTGTTTGCCGGGGCCCAGATGTGGGCATTCGGAAAAGTGGCGGAATCATCGCCGGCCATTGCGGAGATATGGCTTGGAAAACTGGAAGCGATATGCTGGAACAACTATCTGTCGGATGCCGAAGCAAAGACGATAGCTTCAAAACTGATCAATCAGGACGGAAGTACCGGACCCAGATGGAGCAAGGAGGCATTCTTGCAAACCGTCGAAAAACTGGGCGGAGACATCGAAAAAGAACCGTATTACAACGACAATGCCTTATGGGTCACGGCTGTAATGATATACAGCGATCATGCCAAGAGCATCGCCGAAGATATGGGGCACGCCTCCCCGTCTGAAATCCCATCCGAGAAAATGGCGCTGTCGTGCTACCGGAAAGCCGTGGAAAAACTCTGCGACAAGGACCGGAAGCACTTTGTCCGCGAGTATTTCGAAAACGAACTGATGTAAGAAAACGTCCTCGCAAGTAATGCGAGGACGCTACTTTATTATGAATGACGAAATGACATACTGGGTATCGCAGCTCGAAATAAACGAATGCTCGGCGCCGCTGTTCGCTTTGGTGATCGCAAAGATCATGGAGGTGATGTGAATCAAAACTGCGTCAGCAATGCGGCATTTTTCTCGCGTTCTTCTCGTTCAAAAGAGGCGAGGTAATTTTCTGTCGTCTTCAAATCTGTGTGTCCGAGGCTTTCCGAAATATAGGCAATACTTGCTCCGGAACGCTTCAATACGGTGGCGAATGAATGGCGAGCCGTATATGTTGAAACTGGTGGCAACCCTAACACCTTAGAAATAGACCTAAATTTACGATTTATACGACTCGTCAGGTCTTTCGCCTTTTGCCGCTGTTCCTCAATAGATTCTTTACCCGTAAGAATCGGGAATATGAAAGCGTCGGGGCTTTCTTTGTTCCCCCATCTTGATATAATATCCTGCATTTGGGGTACAATTATCGCCCGCACGGCTTTCCGGGACTTTGTGCGGTGCTCCGTCTTTTTCCGTACATAGCTTATTTCCCCGTCCTCAATATCACTATATCGCAGCTTTACAAAGTCGGCAACATTAATCCCATTGCACAAATACATGAACAGCCAATAATCGCGGTATTTTGCCGTTGCTTCATATCCATCATCATAACGGGCTATCAAGCCTATCTGCTCCAATGTAAGGGCCAGTTTGCGGCCCTCACCCTCTTGTATCTCGTAGCGCCCCCGGCCGAATGGATATTGCGCCTCCTTTACAATACCAATAGCCCGGGCCTGGTTGAATATCGACCGCAGAGCACGCATATATATCGCAATAGTTGTCTGTCCCTTACCCGAAGCGCGCATAAACTCTTCGAATCGACGCAGCCATGAAATAGAAACATCTATATATTGGACCTCTCGCTTTGAAAAAGCATTCATCGACAGCAACAACGCACGCAGAATATCCGCCGTGCCTATGTGGGATGTTTTCCGCAATTCCTGCTCTCTGATTTGAATGGCCGCATTTACTGAAGTAGCACCGGCTCCTTTCAAACGAGCGCTTAACAATTCGAGTGTAAAACAACCTTTAGACGTTAAATCTTCGACAGCTTGTCGAACCAATTCAAAACTATTTTCTATATCTTTGCGAACGGATACAAGCGAGTGGAGGCGCGTTGCGTTCAGTCGCTCCCAGTCGTCGGGCATCATACTCTTACCGGTTGGGTAGTACGAGCGCACACGACGATACGATACCCGGATACGCACGGGATATTGGCCGTTTGCCAACGCCCGGCGCGTGTCGAGAATGGTGGCTACCGTCACGCCATCCTTTGAGTAGTAGTGGTTGTTCATTGCACATTATTTGCACACACATTAGTTATTGCGTGCAAAGCTATGCAAAGATATGAAAAAGAAAATTGTCCGGCAAGTGTTGCCGGAAACGGCATGAAAAGCTATGAAAAACTATGAAAACCAACAAAATACGCATGGCATGCAAGAGGTCACGAGTTCGAATCTCGTATTCTCCACAATTAAAAATCAAGGAGTTACAACATTTTGTAACTCCTAATTTTTTGCCGCTGCTCACACAATTTGCGCCTATCTGTAAAAATAGACACAAAAAAATCCCGCCGCCAAAACTGACGACGGGATAATGATTCTACAAATTAGTCCCCCGATTTTCTTTCCGCATCGCACTTTCCGCTAACAATTTTCCCGCATTCGCCCGCGATACATCATGCTCGATCTGCTGGTCCACCCATTCCTGCAAATCAGACTTCAAAAAAGATAGTTTGCCGTTGATCTTGGTAGACGGTATTTCCCCAGCGGCGGACAATTTGTAAAGTTTGCTTATCGTCGTTTTATATCCGCGCCCATCAAGAAATGCGAGAGCCTGGTCCTTTGTCAGGTGCTCGTTCGTGTGATAAGTTTGGGCGGCTATCAAGCGTTTGAAACAGTCCTCCGTAGCCTCGAATACCCACTTGCGAATTTCATTCTTTGTAATTGCTCCCATACCTATATTAGAATAAAGGCAGTTCTTGCTGCCATCCGTCAATATGTTCCCGTAAAATCTTTTTGAAGGTTCGCCATAAATGCGGCAATGACCTATGTTTCTTGAAGTGATATTTGAAGTCGTGGTCGTATTTGGCCCCGAGTTTCCGATCCGTGTCCACAATAAGCTGCATCAATCGCCCTCTCGAATAGCTTATATGAACCTCGGAATCGTCCCGCTGGCCGCCTCTGCGTTTTTCTTTCTGCCCACCCATTGTTTTCCCGAATTAATCACTACCTTTACGTTGTGAGCGTAGGGGTGATCTTTCGGGATTGCCTCTTTTTATTACCTTTTGAACAGGTTTTAGGGGTTTGAGCTGGTTTTGTCCACGGATAAACACAAACCTTTTGAACAATTTAAACCAGCCGCACCTCGCTTGGCGGCCTCCAAATCGAAATCCTTCATGGTTTATTCAGTTTTGAGTAATTCCGGGTCATCGTGGATGTTGCTAACAACATCGCATATTTCATGGATACCATCGGTGAAGTATTGCAGATCGAACCCCTCTCCGAAATCAACACAAAAAGTACCCATTGAATAATAAACAACGGCATATACGCCTGATTCATCTAAAAGAATATCCCCCTCGTAAATCTCCTTGCCGTTCTTGTCTTTCAGCCCCGTGTACTGGCCGACGGTGACGGGATCAACCTCTCGGACAGCTTCGCCAGATTCGTAGGGCACGATTTGATGTGCTATACTTAGATCTCTGTTTTCTGCTTTAATATAGCTGCCGACTACCCACTCCCCATTGTCGAGGCGCTTGCCCCGGAATTTAATTTCTCGCATAATTATCTCATTTTACTATTTTCACATTCTATTCCGCCCCACGATAACCGCCTGCGTCAAGCCGTAGCGGTCGTTAAACATTATCTTTTTCATGGCTTACATTGATATTAATTGTACCACTTCGGTTTTGGGAATCTTGTGGTGAAGGTTATTTCATTCACTTCTTCGCATTCGATCATATAAGCCTCCGGCCATAAATCATTTATTTGCTCGGCATTTTCGGCATAGGCGACAATAACGAAAGATTCGACGCTTTCGCCCGTACACCAATACGGATACTTGATTGGCCATTTAACTGGCCGATAATCGTTACCGCAATCTTTGAATTTGATATAGAATCTTGCTCGTATCATTTCTCCCTCTTTTTGAAATGTTCGATAATCTCTGCGACCGTGGCCTTGTGAAAAACACTCGGAAAAAATGTCGTATGGTCCATCGTGTCACGTTTGATCACCCAATCTCCCTGTCTAAGATCGCACCAATACGGAACGTCGCAGACATACCATTGGTTCAAATCGTTCTCGTCGTTCATCGCCGCCAACGCCTTGAACAGCTCGATGTTTTCGCCACAGTCTATGTCAGTTTTGCGGACTTGTTTACACGGATAGCCAACTGCCTTACCGACACCTTTAGGCGTAGTCCAACATCGGATAATTTTAATGCAGTTTCCCCATAGGAAATCGCAAGAACCATAGCCAATACATTTTAACCAAACAAGCAACTCGTCTCTCTTCTCCGCATCCTCGACGCGGACAAAGCACGGGGTGGTAAATTTCATTCCTCGTTCTGCTTTTGAATGAATCTCGCTTTTGCTCCGCATCCGATATTGCCATCAGCCCCAAACGAGCACCCTTTGGGACAATTCGCGGCACAAAACGCCTCAATCGCTTTCTCACGCATCCGCTCCTCGGCTTCCTGCTCGGCAATCTCTGCGATCTCTTTGAAAAGACGACAATATTCCGCAGTTTCATCGGCTTGATAAGGCGCCGAAAAGGCTTGCCGATACCTTTCAATAGCTTCTTTGGCTTTTTGACTTTTCATATTCTATCTGGCTGTCTTATTGAAAATTTCAAACAACGGATTATAGACATCCGCAAATCGTTTTCGCTGCTCCCGATCGGTCAATGTGTTTGCAAACTTATGGGCGACGATACGTTTCTTTGCATCCCATATTATCCGGGCCTTATCGACACCGGGGACGAAAAACGTATTCGGGTACTTGCGCCATTGAATCAATGCTCCGGATTCAACCAATGCGAGCATTTCCGCCGGAAGCGTTTCTTTCACCGTCTCGACATGGAGTATTTTCCCGCGTTCACGCTCGATTGCAGCCTCCGTTTTTTCGATTTCCCCCTGTAAACGTCGGAGTGATTCGTTTTGCCGATCCCATTTATCGAGTGTAGCGTGGCCGTTGCGTTTGTCGTTCAATGGCTGACCGTTAGTTTGTTTAACAGTGTCAAAATGGTTTTGCAGCCTGCGATCGAAAAGTTGCTGTTTCTTTTTCAACGATTCTTCGAGGATTTCAAGGCGTTTTGTCGGTTTCATGGCTCAATCATTTTTATCGTTATCGTCATCGGGATAGCTCACATCCTCATAATTCACGCAGAAGTCGAAGCCCGGATCATCGTCGAATACTCCTTTGGCTCGGCATTCTTCGTACTTTCGGCAGTTATAGCAATGACATTCATTTATTGGTCTGTTGATCTTCATTTTTTCCTTCCTTTTAACCTCATAAATCAGAATACTACAACCATGCTTGGGAACGGTGCATTATTTTTTGCTCCGCCAAACTTTAACCGTCCTCGAATAAATCGAATCTCTTTCGCTTTACGATAAATAAACTCGTGAAAATAACGTGTATCCGTTCGCGCCGGAATAAGGGCGACTACGATTGTTCCTGGCTTGCGCGATTCTTCATAGCACTTTTTTACCCAGTCACAAATACTCCTTCCATAAGGCGGGTTACAAAAAACAATTTCACCGGCCCAATTCTGCAATAACCCATCATCGTGTTTTGTGTAAAACTTCGCGCACTTCGCATTATCCGGACACGCGCAGGGGTCGAGAGTAAAACGAAACTCCGCATTGAGTTTGTCGAAGAAGTCCTGTGGAGTAGCCCACAAATCTGTTGCACTTGAAAACATTACATTTGTATTCATTTTCTCTTTCCTTTTAACTCCGCAACGCGGCGGAGGATATGGTTCTGCTGTATTTGTTTTGGGGATTCTATTGATCCCGCGGCAAGATGGTACGTCGAATATGCGTAGTAGTATTCAGATGCTTCCCGCCGCAGTCGTTTCAGTAGGCGTGTTTTCATTTCAATTCAAATTGCATTTGTTTATTGCGAAAACCTGCTCCCATACAAGCCAAACCGATGTCATTGTTCGAGAATGTCGTTATTGGATTCACCGTGCAAGGGAGCGACTGAAATAGGCACCAATCCCCATCGCAATGTTCACAATTAAGGCAATATTCCTCGGGGGTACCCCACCACTCAATCCTTTCGGGATAACCGCTTTCACAACTCAACTTTTTCCATGCTTCCCAGCGTTCACGGCGTAGTTTATCCGACATGTCGGCTTTATGCTCTCCGAACAATTCGGCCCATCGAATACCTAATGTTACCGGTTTCATCGTTTAATCAACTTTGCATGTAAACCATCAATCTCATACTCCCGGTAGCATTTATCGCAGATAATTGGCCCATCCTCATAAACAGGGTCTCCCAATTCTTCCCAATCGTCAGTATAATTAATGCCCCTCGCCTGAATCCCATTTCCGCAAATGCACGTAAACTCACAGACGACTTTATACTTAATATCTTCCACATGAATGTATACATCCAACCGGCCATCATTGGCGGCCTTTTCCCGTTGTATACGTTCGCGCTTGATCTTCTGCAAAAGCGCGATTTGTTCGGGATTGCCGATTTCAGGTTTTACCTCTACATCCCCGCGCATAAACTTGCCATCCACGAGGCGCAACAGCTGCCCAATGCTTGTTACATGATCTTTCATCTTCATTATTATTTTATTCGCATAGTCCGTATTTCAACATATTCCTGAATATCCCCATCATCGGAGCCTTTACGATACTGTTCCCGGCCAGCTTGTATTGCTGCGTATCGCTGATTCCCGCAGCTTGTATCTTGTTGATGTCGCCGTCCGAAACATCCATCAGCCGCAAACATTCTCGGGGCGTAAGGCGGCGGATACAGCCTGCATAGTCCAACAAATTGTTCTGCTCCCACGCACTTCCTGTAATCGTTCCGGGAATATCCGCTTCGCCGCCTTTGTTGAAGCCGCGTCCCCGCATCAGGATTTTTGGTTCGAGGCCGCCGCCCGATTTCGTCGTTATCGTCGGGCTGATGCCGGTCGGATCGTATACCCGGTATTGCTGTCGGTTCCAGTCCGTTTCCTTTGTCGCACCGATCTGAATAGACTTGTCGGGTATGAAGGTACCAGTCCAATTTGCGCAACCTTTCGCTGTTAAACACATCGCCACTTCACCGTTGATAGCCGTATATTTCCCCAACTTCTTTTTGACGTAATTTATCCCGCGCTCGTTCAAAAAATACTTCTCGTCTACCTCCAGCTCCAGCACATCTTTCAGCCGCTTTTCCAACCGAACCGGATGCGGAAACTCATACCAGCATCCGTTAAGAATGGAGAGCATAAACACACGTTCCCGGTTCTGCGGCACGCCGTAGTCTTTGGCGTTGAGTATTTCCGTATAATTGACATAACCGAGCGAGCGAAGCCACGATTCCCATTTGAGAAACAGCGGACGGTATTTATCCGACACGAGGGCTTTCACATTCTCCATCAGCAGGAATTTAGGACGCTTGGCCGCAATCGGCTGACGGCATTCCCATAACAGAGATGACCGGGTACCCGAATCTTCTTCGAAGCCCTTCTGTTCTCCAGCACTGCTGATGTCGGTACACGGAAACGAGTAGGTGAACAGGTTGAAGTCCGGAACGGCGTTCCAATCAATTTTCGTGATGTCGCCGTAATTTCGGTCTGCCAACTCCGGAAATACTGCATTATGGGCTTTGATCGCCCATCTGTCGATCTCCGACCAGCCTACGCACTCGTAATTCGCACCTATGTCCCGGAGGGCCATAAGTTGGCTGTCGTAGCCGGAAAAACTTGTGAATACTCGTAATTTCATGGTCATTCGCATAACAACTCGTAATAGCTCGCAACAAGGCTGTCTTTCCCGCCCGAAAAGGTGACGATGACTTTCATAGCCTTCCCCCGTTAATACTCCAAGGCCGCCCGACGATCGATGAAGAAGTGGATTCCAGGAGCACACTCATTCCAACGGTCATCGTCAAAATCAGAAACCTCGACGGTAGCGCCGACCGCATACACGAAGTTTTCGTCATGATCCGAACAAATCATCCCAATGTCGGCATTCGATCCGTCTATGTTCTGAATCTCCACCACATAGGCTTTGTCGCAGCGACATTTTTCGCATCCGGCGGAACTTCGTCGAGCATCCTCCGGGATTTGCAACTTCACGATATATCCCGAAGCCTTTTTCCATCCGATGAAACTGCCATCGGTGGGGCAAGCCATGTATGTACCTTTGGCTCTGCGCAGGTTGGCGTCGCGAAGGTTGGCGTCGCGAAGGTCGGAACCGCGAAGGTTGGCTCCGCACAGGTTGGCTTCGCACAGGTTGGCTCCGCACAGGTTGGCGTCGCGCAGGTCGGCGTCGCGCAGGTCGGCTCCGCCTTTCAAAGCCTCCAATACTGTTTTGGCGAGCGTATTTTCAACGCTCGAATACTCGAAAAGGATAGAACCTGTCCAGCGGTTCTTGATCGATATTTTAATTTCTTTGTTCATGGTTGTTGTGTCACATTGTTAAATACCAACGTATTTCCGACTGGAATTCCTCGATCGTCCGGCAGACGACGTGTCTGCTGCCGTTAGTGATTGCGAGGGAACGCCATTCGATTTGTGCGTCAGATAGGACGGAACGTCGATCGGGAGTCTTCATTTCGATACATAGGGCGTTGAAGCCTCCACGTCCGAGCAGCAGGATAAGGTCGGTAACGCCTGCCGTTACGCCCTCGGCTTTCATTATCGCGGCTTCCGTGCGGCTCCGGGCGCCGCCGTTCGGTACGGCGAACAGGAGCTTCCCGATGTCCGGGTATTGGAGTCGAAACCAGCTGACGCACATTCGTTGCAGGTGTGATTCGATGTGTCGTGTCATGGTGATTACTATAACTCGTCCGGGATATTATACCGCGCCTTGTCTCCTTTGAGCACCCATCCGGGCTTCTCGGCCCCGCTAATGCGTATCGGAGCATAATCGTCCGTGCTGCCGCCGTTCCGGGCCACCTCATTGCACATCGCGGAATACGTCAGAATCCGACATTTCACATCGATGCCCAAGATGTCGGCGATCGTCAGCCGTTTGTACGTAAACGTGTCCAGCACCCTGTTCAGGGCATATTCCAGCCGCTTCCCGCTCATACCCGTCTTCCCGATACGCTCGGCAAGGATGGAGAAGAATTCGCTCGACATATCCGGGAAACATACGGACAGCTTATGCACCGCCGTGGCGATATGTGCCGCCGATGCCGGAGGCCCGGCAAGTACGGAGACCTCCTCACTCCCACTCTTGGCGAGTGTGAGCGCGAGAGATTCCCTCGGCGACGGCCCGAGCGAGCTCATCAGGGCTTGGGGGTTGATTCTTTGCGCTTCGTCCATAGTCATTTGTCGTTTTCAGCGGGAATAACCCCGCCCAGTTATTTGCCATAGATTGTCGGATGATCTTACGGGCAATGTCCGGCTCCCCGTTTGAAAGTTCCCGCAATTTGGAATAACAAGCCTTTAATCCCTGCTGCCGATAGGTCTGTCCGCGCTCAGACTTGTAAGCAAGCCATTCCGCCATCACTGGCTGGAGCGAAGGTTCGACGAAGGATAAATCAGTCTCTTTTCTTTTGCCGCAACTTTTCTTTTTCTCTGGTCCGTTTTTTACGGATTCATCGTCAGAGTCCGGAGAGCCGATTTCCCCCTTAGGGGGATTATAGGGGGTACTACTATTCCTCTCCTTATCCTCTCCTATTATAGGCACTGATTGATCAGTGATCGTTCCGTGATTAATCACTGATTGATCAGTGATTTCGGCTAAAATGCTGTCTAATAGATCCTTATCAATATTTGCATCGTCCAAATTGGGCCTATTGATTACCTGATGACGGGAAAATGTTGGCAGATAATAGAAACTTTCCGATTTAACGGTTAGATGACTAATAAATCCGGTCTTTTCGAGCATCTCCAACCATGCCTCCAGTTGTTGGATCTGTATTCTGTCGTAAGGAAATATTTTGGATTTCAACCAAACGGGATCGGCGATCACCACACCCAGATCGTCCGCAAAGGTCCAAAGACCTATATATAATAGACGGGCATCACGGGAGATTCGGCCTATTTTCGCATCATCCCAGAATTTGGGCTTTATTGTTCGTATTCTTGCCATATCATAGCCATATTTGCTGGTGTTGCATCTCCCTTTCGATGAAGCCTATCCATTCTGCCTCGTCAGGCGATGGCAGGTCTATCCCGGCCTCCGCGGCCGCCCAGTTTCGAAACCGCTCTATTGCGGTGGTCATCTCTCCGGTGTCAAGGTCCCGGCTCGAGCGGAGCCTTTCAATCTCTTTGTGCATCAGCTCGTCGAACTCGACACGCACGAATAACTCTGGATTGCAGAACCTCTTGAAATACTCCGTTTTCACGTACGACAGTGTGCATCCTGTCTGCATTGCGAATTCGCCGAGTATCACGTGCAAATAGCGGTTCTGTGGGGAAGTTCGCCGGGGCTTACGCTCCGAACACTCGACAACGGCCCGGCGCGTCATCAAAGCGTTTGCACGTCGCTTGAAACGCTCCCGGTCGATGTCGGTGTTCAGATCGTAAACCATACGGCACTACATCAGAAAGGGAGGTCATCCACGTTCTCGGCGACCGGCAAATCCGCAACTTGATCGGGCGTCGGCTCCGCTGGGCGAAATACCACAGACTTACCCCGGCCTACATACACTCGTTTGTCCTTGCGCTCGCGCTCATCCTTGGACTGACGCATGAACACACAATGCGTGTTCTCGTACTGGTCAGCCTCGCGGAGTTCCGACACGCAGATACTGATGTACTTTTTGCCGTTTTCGGCAACGAAAATCTTGTCCCTGGGAATGTCGCTGACACACAGCGACACATTGATAAGTTCTGCCATTATTCCTATTGTTTTTTGAAAGTTGTCTTAATTACCGTTTTGCTGCTCCGAGCCGGCGGGAACATCACCACGCCAGTATCGGGGTCTGCAACCCCGGATGACGGTATGTGCTTCAACATCGTTTCCCGTTCCTTGATGTCGGCTTTCAGGGCTTCCAGCGTGGCGTACATATCCGCCAGCTTGCTATCGCCGCACATCGAATAATCGTATTTGACGCCGGATTCGCACTCTTCAAGCACACAGTCTCCGAACGCCTGCTTCTTGCCGTATTTGGATAACTCCCGCAGCGTGATGTCTCGCACATCGGCGTTATCCTTGTAGAGGGCTATGGCCTTTTCCATACGGCTAATGTTGATATAGGCCGTTATCGGGTCTACCTCCCCGTTTACAACCGAGGAGATAGCCCGGGCGGCCAGCTCGGAGGCAGATGCCGTTTCCCGAATCAATGTTACCTGTGTCTCCATATCACTTCGCATTTTTCCGGGCCTGACGATATGATTCGAAGAGCGCCGAGAAGCGGTCCACGACCTCCGCATCGGCATCGTATGATTTCAGCAATCGCGCTCCGGCGTCGAAATCCGCGGCATAGTTGGCCGTAGTGAGAAATCCATACATCCATTTCATCAGCTGGTCGCAGACGATGGCGTCGTCCAGCTGTTCCATCGTGATACGCTTGCGGGCCGGAGCAGTTGCCGGGACCGTGGACGGTTGTGCTGTTTTGGTACTTTGTGCCGCCGCCCGGTTGGCGTTCTCCGTGTGCCGCTCGTCCGTGTCCGCATCTTTCGTATCGTCGATGCAGAACAACCCGTTAAGGGCATATTTGCGGGCATAACTGGATGCTGTACCCGTGATCTGCGACCCGTCCATACCCTTCTTGTCGAGGTCCTCACGGGCAAAGGCCGTTGCCGTTTCGACCTCTCCGGCGGCGTTCGTGATGCGCGCCGTGGCCTTCACGTAGTAGCGGTCCCCGACGGCGACGATGTCGTCGCACAGGTTCAGGACGCATTCGTGCGCCTTGAGTATCGGTTTGACCGCTTCGAGAATATCCTCGCAGCTTCGATATTTGTATTTTCCGAAGCTGTTATACTGCCCTTTGGGGGCTTTCAATTCCGATTGGATGGCGATTAACTCTTTCATGGCTTAGTCTTCAATATAGGTTACTTCCGGTGCTGTAACTTTGGCCGGATCGAGATGACGCATGCAATCCCGTTTGGCCTTCTCGATCTCTTTGGCCATCATGCGTCGGTTCTCCTCATGGCTGGTGATCAGCTTGCCAGTAGCACGGCTTCTGACCTCAATACGTGTTTTCATGTATTATAAGTTGTTTCGTTTTGCGTAATTTCTCAAACTGGCCAAGTGGCCCGGCCATATCCGGCCGTCGATGTCGGTGACATTTACGATCTCGATGCTGTCACGGCATCCGATCTGAACCTCCTCGTAACATCCGAAATCCACATCGTAGCGCATTTCGGTGATCGGTTCGTAATGATGTACCGCCCGGATGTCGTAGATTCTGTAGGCTACGGTGTATATCTGCCCGTCCTGATCGCGGCGGACATCTTTGTGGATAGCTTCCCGGATGGCTTGGAAGATCAGCTTGAAATCTACATCCGTCAACCGGGATCGGATTCTCGACCATTTGCCGCGCTCACCCGTGATGTGCTCGCTGGGAATGTCCACCAACTCTTCCGCTGCCGGAATGGCCGGGGATGTCGTCGTAGTTAGGTATTGCGTGTTCATGGTAACAGGCGGTGTAAAAAGGTTGGATGTTTGCGATGACTCTCATCCCAGCCCGCGAACGGCCACGGAACGGGCATTGCTTCGGTATGATTGCCTTTGACTTCGGACGCGGGGAGATGACCCGCATCCCGAAGTTTGGAGAGCCGCATCTTCACGGCGCATTCAGTTCGCCCGATCTCCGCCGCTATCTCTTCGATGCTGGTGCCTTGACGGTACATATATATCAGATTGTTGATGTCGTCAAGACCCCATCGAGGCTTGGTTTCCTTTCTCATGGTTAATCGAATATTTCGTTTATCCGTTTTTCGATACGTTCTTTGCGATGCCGATCCGAGAACACCCAGCCAAAGGTGATAACTATCGGCACAATGAACAACATGAAAGTGATTAAATGTGTCATAGCTGATTCCTCCCTTTCATTCGATTGTATGATACATAATTCCAAAGGCTTACTTTGCGCGAAATGCGATGCTTGGTGCGGTGCCACGCACGCCAGATGATGTCGTAAAGCAATTGCTTGTCGGTGCGTCTCACGCCCCCGATAAGCTGGATTTCATTCTCCATGATTCAGCGGTTTAATGTTTGGCTTTGGGAGGAAATACCCGGCTTACGAGTATGGTGCCGACGACGACAGCATACGTCGGATAGATCAAGCGAAACTGAGCAAGGAAACAGCCCAGGGCGTGTTCCTCGCTGGTAGCGCGGATAATGTTGGTGTAATCGATCTTGTCAAAGGAGCACAAGGGACGATTGGCTCTCAGATGACACCTGTAAAAGCAGGTGCGATGCGTTGCACGGGTACTTTTATTCCCCGTTTTGCAACCTTTAACTTCTGTTCGCATTGTCAGTTAAAAGTTCAGTTAATATGTAAAGGACAATAAAAAAGGCGTTGCCCCAGTCAAGTTTTGCGAACAGACACCATCGGTATAACCGAAAGTGGACAAGGGACAACGCTTTATTGAGCGTTAAAATATGTACTTTGTTGATACCAACGGTATCTGTTCGCAACGGCAAAGATAGGAATTCATTTCGAATCTGCAAAAAATACTTAACAAAAAGTTGCCCCGCGAAGGTTTAATTTAATATGACATAAAGCCACGGCAAGGAAACGAAGTGACTCTATTTTATCCCGTTATTAAGCATCCGACGAACATCCGACATTTTGTAGCGAAGCCTTCCGCCAACTTCGATAGGCACGAGCAGGCCCTGTTTTGCCCATCGCCAAAGGGTCGATAAATTGACATCGAGTAATTCCGCCACCTTCTTCCGACTGGGATAGGTCTCTACGGATTGGTCTGTGATAATTTGTTCCAACTGCTCTTTCGTCCTTGCAATAAGAGCTTCGTTTGCCTTGATCAAATCGGATACTTTGACCGAGATAATGGCATCGGGGCAAGCCTTTGCCAACTCAATAATATCTATATTCATAATCATCTATGTTGTTTATATTATTTCTTTGCCTCCAAGATAGGCATATTAGCTTCTGTAGGAATATATACCACCTTGTTGGGGATGTTATTCTGTTAGCGCACCATAATTTAATCGTCTCTTTTTGCATTATAAATACCCCATAAATACCGATATGCTTTGTGATATTTCTTCAATCTCTTCAAATCTTCATTTGTGAGTTTGTCGAGGCGTGTAATATCCATATTGTGTTTGAGATCGGCAATTTTAACCTCTAATGCAGTGGAATTTTGAGCACATCGTCTAATGTATTCCATGTAATCTTCTTTATTGCGCCGTGATATAGCTTCCACGGCGTCGGCTATATCTCTGCCGAATAGCTCATTCAGGCGCTCATATGTTACCCCGCCATCCTCTATGACCTCATGGAGCAGCGCAACTTTATCCCGAAAAGGATCATTGTAATGGTATAGTTCATTGACAATATCCAAAACCCGGAAACAATGATATATAATAGGCCGTCCTGATTTATCCTTAGAGGCTCCTAATTGCATTTCGGCGAAACGTGCCACATTTAAAAGTGATTTTGGTAACATAACTTACTTCAAGATAATAAAATGTCGAGGAAAAGTCTCGGTCTTTTAAAATAGATTTTACCTATATTGAGACACCGCAAACAGAGATAATTCTTATACATCTTGCGCGTGTGGTTCGATACGCTTATATTTGCGTCGTCAAATATGGTTAACACAACCAACTACAGTTACACCCAAGGCGTCTAACCCCAAGTAGACGCTTTTTTAATGAGAAAAGTCCGAGGGCTTAGATGTATTGACAGGACGCAAATCCTCTCCACGTGTTTTAATCATATTTGACTTATGAATAGTGGATTTCGCTTAACTGGCAATCACCTCTATTGCGGCGGTGATAAGTCCACCCATGTAAGATCGTACATTCGTGTACGCTATGGGAAAATTGAGCACGTTTGCGAACACTGCCGAAGAGCTTGGGGCTCTCGCAAAGTAGCAGCGTAATCTCATTGGAGTTTTGACCTACCTCGGCCCTCGGATCTTTTCTCCCCATTACCCCAAATTCAATGCCATCCTCCGCGACCTCTCGGCGTTTTTAAGATAGCGCGCCTTGTATTTCTCATTGGCTTTCTCCGGAGGAACCAGGATTACCGTGTTTCTATCGAGCCGTAAGGGAACGTTTTAATATCCTTGAAAATATCATTCATAATTACAAGAACTTATCACTTGTTGAGCTACCCGGATTCGAACCGGAAGCGCCACCTCCAAAGGGTGATGTGTTACCGTTACACCATAGCTCAATAAATGCCGGTCTTTCCCGGCTGCCAGATGCTTTCGCATAACCTGTCCGATAGAGTCAAGCGTCTGTTCCGCTTTGCCATTGCCGCGCAATCGGCAATAATCCCTTGCGCTATCGTCGCTCTACTTGCATCATCAACAAAGGGGTTGCGGAGGGTGAGAGATTCGAACTCCCGAAGCGTTTCCGCTCGCCGGATTAGTAAGCCGGAGCCTTCAACCACTCGGCCAACCCTCCAAATATCGCCCGCGGGCCTCACGGATGGCGGGCGACGGTTCTTGTTATGACGTAAGTAAGGCGTCGTCACGCCTTTTCTTTGACGAAACGCCCGCCGGCGCCGCGTTTACGCCGATACTTTTGCAACTCGGCCTCAGCGGCATAACGAATGTTCCGTTCTTCGGCGCACTTTTTCAGGAGGTCATTGCGGTCTTTTTCACCCGCGGTGAAACTCCGGCGAATGTCCGCATTTACGCGCTCCAGCCGTTCGATCTCCGCGCGGTATCGCTTCCGCGGAGTGAAGTCCATGCCCAGAAATTTCCGGGCCTTGAATGTCTCGGTTCTCATATTTGTGCAATTTCAGGGTTAACGACCATATGATACTCTTTGTAGCGGACGATCCGCCCTCTGTCGGCATCGTGGCTGTAACACCAATCGCCGACGATGATGTAGCCTTTACGCCGGAGCCGCGTGACGATCTTTCGCAGCTCTGTTGTGCCGAATTTGTTCATCGCTTTCCACACCGTCAGCGTGCCGCCTCTGATGAAATAGGCCAAGATGCGGGCCTGCGGCTTCCTTAAATCTTTCTTCTTCATAGCTGTAAAATTTTAAGGTTTGCGCCCTGACGCTATCGAAAGCAAGGCACACCGATCGGCAGGGTATCGGCGCCATCAGGGCAAGGGTGCGGGCTTTGCGCGGTGTGATAACCACTAACTTAAATTACAAAATGGACAGAAAGAACGTGTGCACTCAGCCCGCATTGGAGCCCGTGAAGTCGATCAAAACCGCACGGGCATAATTTGCGTCTATTTATCCCGGTGGTCCTCGCCGCTCATATCATCGCAGCTTTGGAGCCCGTGCCGGTCTTTCGCGCATTTCGGCTATTTGCTTACTCGCGGCCGCATCTTCTCAATGGCGGCACATAGTGCAGTACGTTGCAGGCGTCGGTCGGAATGGTGTGGCTCCGACTGCCCGATCGCTTTCTGCCTTGCGGCTGGGGTTATTGCCAGCGATCAAACCCCTAACCCTTGCGGGCTGCGATCTTGGGAGTGCGGCAGGATTCGAACCTGCGTAGATGGTACTTTACTTCACATCTCCTTCCGTTAGTTATGCGGAGGCATTGCCAACCTGCCACGCACTCCTTGTTACTATCCCTGCTTCTCGAATTTTATAGAATCATCCGCGAATACAACTCTATTGCCTTGGATATACCGTGCGATGCTTTTATCGTTTACTTGGCATTCGATAGCCGAAGTAAGGATAATCATCGTCGAGGTTTCCCAGCTCTCGGCGTTAATCGTCGAGGTTTCCCGGCTCTCGGCGTTAATCGTCGAGGTTTCCCAGCTCTCGGCGTTAATCGTCGAGGTTCCCCAGCTCCGGGCGTTAATCGTCGAGGTTTCCCAGCTCTCGGCGTTAATCGTCGAGGTTTCCCAGCTCCGGGCGTTAATCGTCGAGGTTTCCCGGCTCTCGGCGTTAATCGTCGAGGTTCCCCAGCTCCGGGCGTTAATCGTCGAGGTTTCCCAGCTCCGGGCGTTAATCGTCGAGGTTTCCCGGCTCACGGCGTTAATCGTCGAGGTTCCCCAGCTCTCGGCGTTGAATTCGCCTTCCGTAGTCAATAGGTAACCAACCCCTTCTTTAATTTCAACAGAAGTGTTGATCCATATTTTATGCTCGGCAAACTGTTCCCGATGCGCCAAAAGAACATCGGCGAAATCCGCGAATTGGCAACACCATGAGAAATTATCTTTAACAACTGCCATAACCGCCTCGACGCTTTCAGCTGCATAAAGACGCTTATATCCATGTTGGCAGGCTGAATGATTCTTTCCGAAAGACAGAAGGCTGTCTTTTACTTTTTTGTAATTTGTTTCCATATTATTGTGTTGTTGGTTTAGTTCTCTACCGGCTCCTCCACCCGGAACCCGCGGCCCCGACGGGGACTGCGCAACATGCGACATTCGAAATCCGTACTGAACACCTCTACCGAGAACAGGCACAGCAGAACCGCGGCCCCGATGCGTCGGGTCATCTCGGACACGTTGAGCGTGATGCCGAAATTCTGCGTGAAATACCAGGTAACCAATGCCTGCAAGGTCCGCTTCGTCCCCGTCTTGTCGTAGATGCTCTGGAGGTGGTTGGCTACGCATTGGTAGATCACGTTCATCCGATCTGCGATCTCGCGGGCCGAATAGCCCAATACGACGAGGTTCATCACCTCACGTTCGCGTTTGCTCAGTATGGCGTCAGTTTTCATAGTCTTAAGCCAGCCCCCAGGGATCGGATACTCCCCATTTGGTAAATATCTGTTCGATCTTCTCCCGCTCCGTGGGCGTATGGTTCACATAGCCGTATTTGCGATTGTGGAACGCTTTGTCGCATAGGCCGCCTTCTTTCAATGCCTGGCTGATCTCATCCATAGCAATGCTGGCAAGGTCCCGCCCTTTTCTCCGGGCGCGGATGACGTTGTAACCTTTTACAAAGGCGCAACGCTCGATGTCTTCTTGTAAAGTATTCATTGTTATTATTTGTCTAAAATTTCAAGTATCCGTTTAATACATTCCGCCTGCTCGTCGAGTAAGGCCGTCAAGCGGTCGGCCGTTTGGGTTATTTCGTTCATTTCCGTATCGTGTTAGTCCCCCTAATAGGTTCTGCTGTCTCCGTAGTAGTCGGCCGGGATTATCAGCGGGAGCGGATCGAGGGCGGGGCGTGTCGGCTCCTCCATCGGGCGGTTCTCAATTATCGCCGTCATCACCGAGATCTTCTCGTTGCGCCATGCTTTCTTCAGACAAGCCGAGAAAGTCATCGTCGGCTGTACCTTTTTCAGATACCATGCGTTCTTCATGATCTTCGATTTGTTGTAAGTTTTCATGGCGTTTCAGTTTTTTTTGTATATTTTTACATTTTAATAATCGGTAGGTAACTATACCTTTGCCGTGTATCACAATGCAAATATAACCATTATTTGGTTAGCAACAAACTTTTTAATGATTATTTTTTAGTCTTTTTATGGTTATGGATGCCGAAAATACTGATATAGAAGTTATTGACTTCGAAAAAATTTTACGGGTCAAGGGTGTTTCTAAAACAGAATTGGCCGACCGCCTTAATATTCCTCCCCAACATGTGGCGCGAACCCTTAGGCGACTTTCGAAAAACTTATCAGAAATTGATAACATTCTGAATCTGCTCGGAACCTCACTAAAGGCCGAGGCCGCTGACGGTGCCGCTGGTGCCTCATTAGAGGCCTCCCAGCAGCGCACCATCGAGAACCTTTCCGAAACCATAAAAAACCTAACTTCAAAGAACTGATAAAACCATGAAAGAACTGTCTGCTGCCAACATCAACGCCCGAATCACCGAAAAGCTATCCGCCGAAATCTGTCCCGTACACGGAAAAAATCCCATAATATCATGGAATGGCAATAATATGCAGGCGCGCTGCTGTTGCAACGAGTTTCGGACATACATCGACCGGATAGCCGAATCTGTCGCCAAACGTGCGGCACAAGATGAAGCGGCCAGCCTAATCGCCGCTGCTCTCCTTGACGACTGCGATGGTGAATAAATACACCTTGCGTTCGCCGTTGGCATCGAGTTCCTGCTTCAATTCAGTGAGTTTGTCGATCATTTCATCGACGCTTGTCGCCTCCAACTTCGGGAAGCGAATGGCTACTGTTTTTTTCATAATTCAAAAAATGTTTTTCAAAGAACTAATTGGCAGCTCCCGGCGCGATAACGCGACGAACCGATTGTCTTTCCAAATTACTATCGTATTGCCTGAAATTCTTTCGTAATGAGCAACATTCGGATATTTGCACTCACACGAAATCCGAAAATGTATATTTCCCGTTGGATTTTCACCCACGGAATTTGATTTTGGGCGTCAACGAAAATGTTGGCATCGACAATCCGTGTCTCTTTGTGTATTAACGATTTCATATTCAAAGAACATTTGTAAACCCTATTGGCACACTATTTCGCCCTTTCGGATTTGGTTGTTTCAATCTTTTTTATATATCTTTACATTGTTTTGCGGCGTAGAACGATTTACCTTTGCGGTGTAGTTCAATTCCACAATGCAAATATATAGAAAAATTATAATTTACTATAATATTTCTCGCTAAAAATACTTATAGAAATATAGTGTTATTATAAAACTTACCTATGATGGGGGTCAGAGAACGGTTAAAGGCGTATTTGAAGCACAATAATATTAGTCAAAGTGCATTTGCGGAAGCTATTGGAGCGTCCGCAGGGTATGTTAATGCCATCGCCAAGAGTATCGGGCCTGACAAAATCCCTATAATCAAATCTATATTTACCGACTTGAATATAGATTGGCTATTGACCGGCGAAGGGTCAATGCTCAAAAATACCGACCAACCTGTCAGTCAAGGAGGAGAAGACGCAACACTTTCGGAAGCTGACTTAAATAATTCAAACACTATGAAGAAGTATTTAGACCAAGTCCTTCGTCAAAACGAGGAACTAATCCGGCAAAACGGGGTATTACTTGACTTGTTCCGAGAAGAGAGGGCTAAAAACAAGGGCGAAGTCGCCCTAAAAAAAGAGGGCTAAAGGTGTTCTAATTAGACTAATGCCTACCGGAGGAGAGCCGAAACCGTATGCCAAAGCACACACATAATAGCACTAAAAATAAAATCATGCCCTTCTCCGAATACTCGGAGAGGGGTAAATTGTATAAACCAAAATTAAACACCATGAAGAAACTTTTACTTACTATTTCTTTGGTTTTATTTGCGACCCCTATTTGGGCGCAAGTCGATAAAGAAGCTGATCAAAAACGATACGGGAAAGGGCAAATGCCGTTCAATGAAAAAGGAGAGGTCGTCTTTTCCAGAATTGTCCATGAAGAGGGACACGATAAGAAGGCCCTATATAATGCCGCCAAATTATGTATAACGAATATATTCAATTCGGCAAAAGATGTTATTCAATTAGACGATCCCGAATCAGGGATTGTTATAGTAAAGGGATTTGCCGAAGAACCATCAAGAGGATTGATGGGGACTGTACAGGATGCACAGGTATGGTTTTCCCTTAAAATTCAAACAAAAGACAATCGTTATAAAATTGACATATATCAAATAAAAGGTCATTATCCCGGAGGTGTTGTAAATAACATATACACAAATCCAATGGATTGGCCAGCAGAACAACTGACTTATGAGGCATGTTTTAAACCCAATGGTAAAATGAAAACAGCAAGAGAGGGGTTTTATCGTCGAGCTATCATAGACTGCTGCAATCGCTTACTAATTCAGATTCAGAAAGATATTCATAACAATTTAACCGCCAATTCTGATAACGATACAGAAGATTGGTAACCCACCCTCCCC